GCAATGGGTAATACCACTATTACCGGGTTTGCTAACGTAACATCTACAATCCAAGGTGGGGCCGGTCTCACAATTGCTGGCGCACTAGCCGGTGTAACAACTGCAGCAATGGGTAATACCACTATTACCGGGTTTGCTAACGTATCTACTAGTGTTAATTCGGCAATGCTAACAGTTGGTACTAGTTTTATTGCTAACAGTTCTCAGCTGACTATTAGTTCTGGTGGTAGTGCTGTATCACTTTCAAATGGAACTTCAAATCGTATAACATGGGGCACCGGTGGTGTTGCTGCTCCCACGCTTACATCGTATAGTGCTGGTACTAAATTAGTTCTTTATGATAGCGTCAGTGCCGGTTCTACTGGATATGCTATTGGTATTGACAACTCCACTATGTGGTTTTCTACTAATCTGATTACAGACGCCGGCGGTTTTAAGTGGTATGGCGGTACCACTAACTATATGTCTGCCAATGCAACTATATTGTCCCATACCGGTTCGATCCACGCGCCTATCTTCAAAGACAGTGACAACACTGCTTTTTTCTTTGACGGAGCCAGCACAACCAACATCAACACGCTTTCTGGTAACGGTAAAACAGCTCTCGAAACTGCTGATGGTTATCTTCGTATTAACCAAAGTGCCTCATTTACAAATGGTATATGGACAGGATCGAGTAATTTTCTTAACTCTAGTGGTATTTTTGGTTGGGGTAGTAACGGGGGCACTACAAGCTCTCGTGTATACATCAACGGCGGTACATATAATGGCACAAACGTAATTGCATTAGATGGATCAAATGGGCGAATTACAGCCTTAGATGTAAGAGCACCTATCTTTTACGATAGCGACGATACAACGTATTACATCGATCCCAATGGCAACGGAACTCGTGCTGCCTATCTCAATGGTAATCTGTGGATCAATCCGAAATCAGAACCCTATGGCGAGGGCATTACCTTCAATATGCCTACTCAAGCGACTTGGGGTGGCTTGCGCTGGTATCGCAATGGGCCAGGAGGAAGTTACGCTGGTAACTGGGCGTTTGGTTATTTTGGAAGTGAGAGCACAAACGATATTGGGTTTCACAATGGCACTAATGGTTGGCGGTTAGACCATTCGTTCAACAATTCTGTGACTGGCTCGTTCCGCGCGCCGATCTTCTACGACAGTAATAACACTGCTTATTATATTGACGCTGCCGGCACTACTCGTCTTGGGGATGTTCAAATGGGCAACGTCCTTAATCTTAATGGTTGGCAAGAAAGTATCGCGACAACGTTGTTCAGGGGTATTGAGTTTCACTCTGTAGGCGATAGAAGTTATTATATTGGTAAGCCAGCAGGAGCCTGGACACAGCCGCTAGAGATTCACTTCTTTACGGGTATTCGATATAGAGCGCATCTTAGTTATGGTGGACATCAATTTTATGATATTAATGATGGTGCTTTAAAGTTTAGCATCTCTAATGGCAGTAATATTGTTTCATCTGCTGTTGCTTTTCATGCACCTATCTTCTACGACAGTAACGATACTACTTATTATATTGACGCTGCCAGCACATCTAATTTAAATGGTTTAACTGTCGCCGCGACAATTACTGGAAGCATTACTGGTAATGCCGGAACAGCCACCAGCGCTACATCTGCAAATTACGTAGGTACAACTAGAGATACTCCATCTAGTTCATTGCAATATTGGCAGGCTTCTGGTCTTGGTTCAACTGAGGCACCTAACGGCGATTGGCATAACACAATAAGAATGGGACATGGATCTCCGCTATCTTATTATAGCAGCACATTAGCTATTCGTATGACCGGCGCTGGTTTAGGGGACATATACACCCAGAACATTACGGCCGGTACCCCGCAAGGATGGAAAAAACATTGGAATGACGGAAACGATGGCTCTGGATCTGGTCTAGACGCGGACTTGCTCGATGGAAAACATGCATCCGATGCAGTTGGCGTCAATACAGTTGTGACACGTGATGCAAGTAATTATACTTACCTTAGCTATATCAATAGCAGCACTGGTACTAATGAAAACCCGACTATCTCACAAATTATTACTACTAATAATAGTGATGCATTTTATAGAAAGTCATCATTAGCACATCTAGCAACTTCTTTAGGTCCAAATGGTATAACGTGGACAGGTACACAGTATTTCCAATCCAATAGAGATACTACAAGTAACAGCCCACCGTTACAAGCATATTCAACTTCTGGTGGTGCAATTATGTCTTTCCACAGAGCTGGCATATATGCTATTAATATGGGTCTTGATTCTGATAACATATTTAGAATTGCTGGTTGGTCGGCGGCTGCCAATGCTTTCCAAATGGATGGTTCTGGTAACCTTACTATGTTGGGTAACGTTACAGCGTACTCAGATATTCGTAAGAAAAAAGATATCACAACTATTGAAAATGCTTTAGATATGGTAAGTCGTATGCGTGGTGTACGATTCAGACGTATTGATACTGATCAAGTAGGCGTGGGCGTCATTGCTCAAGAGATGCTCGAAGTGCTTCCAGAAGTAGTACAACAGGGTATTGGTAATGACGACACTATGTCTGTTGCATATGGAAATATCGTTGGTGTACTAATTGAAGCAATCAAGGAACAACAAGCTCATATAAATAAACTTGAAACCAAAATCAACTCATTCGAACAGAGGTTAATATGACATTCGCATACACGTGGAAAATTACAAGTCTGAAGAAGCAGGACGATCCTTCTGCAGAACTTAATGATATCATCGTCCAGACATACTGGGAATGCAAGGGGATCGATGTATACGGCAATGCCGGAACATTCAGCGGCGCAACGCCCTTTGAACCAGATATGGTGGATGCCGATAATTTTACTACATACGAAGATCTGACAGAGACTCAGGTTCTTAGTTGGATCCAAGATGTAGTAAATAACAACTCTGGATACAAAACTCATATTGATGAGCAGATCCAGAAACAGATTGATGCAATCGTAAGACCAATGGTCGATGTTGCTTCAAGTGCCCTACCATGGGCAGAACCAGGTGAAGAACCTGTAATACCACCAACCCCAATCGCAAATACATAATTAGGAGAATATATTATGGCTACTAATCCAGAACTAGATGCAAAGCTTGCTGAAAATCAGCAGACTCAACCGGTTCCTACTGTAACTCTTACAGTTGATATCAATGAATTGAATCTTATGATGGGTGGACTACAAGAACTTCCACACCGCGTAGTTGATCCACTTCTTAAGAAACTGTTTCAACAGGCACAAGCACAGCTTCAACAGTAACACATGACTCTTCCTAGTACCGGACCTATATCACTAGCTAACGTCAATGTTGAGCTTGGACTATCGTCGACGACGAATATCTCCTTGAATCAGACAAACGTTCGAACGCTAGCTGGTGTACCGTCCGGTACTATTTCCTTGTCAAACCTGTACGGTAAATCCAATGCACTGGCTATAACTATTAGCCCATCAAGTTTGTATACCACGCGATCGGGCGCAGGTAGTGTTACTAGTGCTGCTGCCACAGGTAGTGGTACCGGTGGTGCTGGAGGATATACATATGCTTGGACATATGTATCTGGTAGCAGTTATACAATCAACAGTTCGACATCTGCATCAACCACATTCACTACCAATTTAGTTGCCGAGCAATACAAGTCAGGTGTCTACCGTTGTACTGTGACAAGTGGAGGTGTTACAGCATCCGCAGATATACAAGTAGATTTTGAATCGTTTTAATAGTAATACACTAACATGATATCTGTTCACAATTGATATATTCATTATACACACTTCTGGGATTTTGTACATCTAATAATGAGCATGGGCGTATTATAAATATAAGCAAAAGAGGTTACCATGGCAGCACCAACTACAAAAGAAACATTCAAACAGTATTGCCTTCGTAAACTCGGAGCTCCAGTAATTGAAATCAACGTTGACGATGACCAAGTAGATGATCGTATCGATGAGGCTATTCGCTACTACTGGGACTATCACTTTGATGGTTCTGATAAGATCTACTATAAGCATATTGTAACAGAGACAGATGTACTCAATAAGTATATCACCCTTCCAGAGAACATTATCGGTGCCGTTAGTATCTTCGCAATTGGCGATCCATCTATCCGTGCTGATGATCTTTTCAATATTAGATACCAGATCGCATTGAACGATCTCTATACCCTGACAAACGTGTCAATCGTTCCATACTATATGGTCATGGAGCATCTGGCACTTCTGACTGAGATGCTTGTCGGTAAACAACCGATTCGTTATACTCGTCATAAGAATAGACTCTATGTCGATACGGATTGGAACACTCTTAAGGTTGGAATGTTCCTACTGGTAGAGGCGTACGAGGTTATAGATCCGAACATATACACTGATGCATGGAATGATCGTTGGCTTCAGAACTATGCTACTGTCCTTATCAAGGAACAGTGGGGATCGAATCTGACCAAATTCACCGGCATGAATCTGCCTGGCGGTGTACAGTTCAATGGTGAGAAGATTTACAACGATGCAGTCGACGCAAGAACCAAGATGGAGCAGGAGATGATCTCTAGCTTCTCCCTTCCGGTTCTTGATATGATCGGATAAGATCTTGGGCACCAATTTCTATTTCAATAATTTCAAGAACAGCCAGGAGCAGGTCCTGATTGAAGACTTGGTCATGGAATCTATCAAGATCTATGGTCATGACATGTATTATTGTCCTAGAACGTTGGTAGCCAAAGATGATATCTACGGCGAGGATGCACTATCCGAATATAACAACTCCTACTACATCGATCTTTACATTCGTAGCTATGATACCTATGAGGGTGATGGAACGTTCCTTTCAAAGTTCAATCTAGAAATCAGAGACCAGATGACACTTACTGTCTCTGTTCGTAACTTCATGAACGAGGTTGGCAGTCTAGAAGGAATCATCCGCCCACAGGAAGGTGATCTAATCTATATTCCTATGGTCGATCGTATCATGGTAATTAAGTATGTGAACAAGACACCTATCTTCTATCAGATGGGTTCTATTCAAATGTATGATCTTACGTGTGAGATCTTTGAGTACAGTTCAGAAAAACTAAATACCGGCATAGAAGCAATCGATAGTATTGAAAAGAAAAACAGTATCGTTATGGAGACGTATGGTCTCCTTACAAACGATGGATTTGTTATCGTAGATCAAGATGGATTTGAAATCATCCAATCTAATTACAATTTTGAAACACAAGCCGGCGATTCGTACGAGGATAATACTGAGTTCCAACTTGAGGGTGAATCAATCCTCGATTGGTCACAGATCGATCCATTCAGTGAAGGTATAGTGTAATGTTTGGTAGTACATTTCATCATAATACATTAAGAAAATATGTAATTCTTTTTGGAACAGTTTTTAATAACATCTATGTCACTCGTCAGAATACTGTCGGCGAAACAGTCCAGACGCTTAAGGTTCCACTGTCATATGGTCCAAAAGAAAAGTTCTTAGCTCGTCTGGAAGGCAACCCGGATCTAGACAACAAGATTGCTATCACAGTTCCACGTATCTCATTCGAGATGACAACATTTCAGTATGACGGTGAACGCAAACTCAATACACTGAATCGTAAGGTAAAGAATAATAAGAGTCTATACCAACCAGTTCCTTATAATATCTCCTTCCAGATGTCAATCATCGTTAAGAATGCCGAGGATGGAACGAAGATCGTAGAACAGATCCTTCCATACTTCACTCCAGAGTGGACTGCATCTGTGCACCTTATTCCAAGTATGGAAGACG